GGATGACGGCGCCGGGCAGGGTGGGATGGGGCTGGACGTAGGCCTCGGTGGTGGGGATGAAGCGCAGGCCGAGGAAGTCGTTGATCATGCCCTTCTTGAAGACCTGGTTGGCGGACGTGGCACCTTGGAACAGGCGCTGGAAGTCTTGGTCGGCGAAGAGCTGCCGGGCGCTGACCGGGTCCAGGTAGCAATTGAAGACGCCGTCGATTTCGGGCACGGCATTCATGCGCAGCGCGGCGACAGCATCGAGCAGGTTGGACATGCTCAGCGTGTCGGTGGCGACCAGCGCCGCCGTGGTGGTGCGTGCGTTCGGGCGCTTGATGACGGAGGCGGTCGCGGCCTGAACGGCGTTGCCGGCCGTGCCATCGGCGACGCTGACGCTCGAGGAGAAGGTCAGGACGCCGGAGACACCGTTGGGGGCCGTGGATACGTTGGTCGCGTCGGCCACCGCACCCATGAGCGTGTAGGCGTCGCTACCGACGGTTACGGTGAGGCCGGAGGAATTCCCGACCGCGGTCTGGATGCCGTTGACGAATACGGTCTGGAAGCCGCGGATGTCGTCGACGGCGACCTGCGGTGCGGCGCTTGCCAGCGTGGTGCGCACGCGCGTGTTGCCGCCGAAATAGGGGGCAAAGAGGGCGTTGCGGGCGATTTCGTCCAAGGAGCGTGCGGCCTGCTCGCCGTTCGTGTAGGCGTTGAGCAGGAATTGGCCCTGAATGCCGACGCGCGAAGTGACCATGTTGAGGTCGGCGGTGGACGCGTAGTGGTTGATCGTGATCGTGTATTGCTCGACGCCCCAGGTGGTTGGGGTCAGGCCGTTGTCGAGGTTGGTGTTGGTGGAGGGGAGGAGGGGGGTGGTCACCGAGGGCTTTAGCCCGGCGCGTGTCTTGGTGAGGGTCTCACCGATGCCGACGGCGAAGGCCTCGCGGTCCGCGACGGCGCGGTAGCCCAGGCGGGAGGTGAGCGCGTGTTCGAACTCCCGCTCGAGGAAGCCCTGCTGAATGATGGGCTGGAGCGAGAGGGGGAAGTTCTGGATGCCCATTTGGGTCCCTTGACTGAGGAGGATTGGGTATGGCGCAGCCGCGGATGGACGTGTCGATCGGGGAAGGCGGTGCGGTGCTGACGCTGCTGCCGGGAAGCGGGGCGCTAGGCGCGGTCAAGCTGACGCTCGGTCAGCTTGGGGAACTCATTGCGGTGCTGGGAGCAACGCGGGCTAGGCTGGTTGCGGGGCTACCGGCGGAAGCGAACGAGCGGAAGGTCGATCCGTCGGCGATTCAGGCGGTGGTGGGTCCGGCGTGGGTGGTGCGGCCGGAGGCGATGACGGAGGGTTCGATGCTGGTGTTTGCGCACCCGGCGTATGGGACGGTGGGGTTCGTTCTTGCTGCGCCGGAGATCGAGAAAATGGTGCGGGCGCTGACCACCCATTTGGGGATGGTGCATACGGGGGAGGTGGGGGAGGCGCGGAATTAGCCCGGAGACGCCACGGATTGCTATGACGCGGGCGGCGCTCGCTCGTCTGTATAGGTCGAGATCGGGAAGGTCTCGGCGCTCGGCCAGACTTTTTCGTTTCGAGCCAGGGTGGGCAATCAAGTGACGTCTTAATGTCGTCACTTTGGGCGGGATTACCGGCCGGCGGCGTAGGGGTTTAAGTCGGGAGATGCCTCTGATGCTGGTTGGATTAGGTAGTCACAGATATAGGCCAGGACTTTACAACCTCGCCCCTCAAGGTCCGTAATTTCGGCCTCAGGCAGATTTGGCGATGGCCGTTGCACGATCGACGCAAGGCTGGCGCCGGCGCTCTGGCAGGCGTTGGAGATCCGTCCGGCAGTGTCAAGGTCCATGCCTAAGTGTGGCACGTTTCATGAAACCGTGTGCCCGGCGATGACACTCTGGAAGGTCGGTCGCGCAGATCGCCCAGGGCAATCTCTCCGATCGGTGCAGGACCGCTTCCAAACCGACCGTGGGCTTGCCTACCCTGGTCAGGCCACGCCATCTAGCGTCCGCGGATGAGCCGCTCGCGAGCAGCTTGCCACTCGTTGTAGCTCATGTCCTTCGCCATCCGCGTTTTTGGCTCCTCAGCTTTCGGGGCGGGGGCCGGGTGGCTGGTGCTTTGCGTGGGGCTCGATCGGGAAAAGAGCCAGGGCTTGTCGCGCTTGAAGGTGGCGAGCGTGGTTTCCGCGTCGGGGATCGTGCCGTCGTCGTTGAGCTTGAGCTTGGAGGTATCCAGGAGCTTGAGGCCCTCGACGTCGATGATGCCGGCGCGCAGCGCGTGGGCCTTCAACTCGGCGTGGACAAGGCGCTGGTTGGCCTGTTCCAGCTGCTGGCGGAGGGCGGTGAGGTCGGTGTCGGGGGTGGGCTGCGGGTCTGCTTCGGGCATGATGGGTCCGTAAGTGCAGGGTGGCACGAGGGGAGTGTGTGGCCCCCTCCCCCCGGCCCCCTCTCGCAAGGAGAGGGGGAAAAGAAGGCATGCAGGCCGTTAGGCTAGACCATCGGGCCAGCCTTATCCGGTCGGCGTGCGATGCGGGCGAGTTCGGCGGGGATGTCTTCGATATCGTAGGTGGGGGCGAGTGCCTTGAGGGCGGTCTCGCGGCTGAGCTGGTTGTTGGCGACGAGGGTGGTGAGGGTGGTGGCGTCGAGTTGCCGGTCCTGGGCTGACTGGGGATACCAACTGGGCCAGGTAAGCGAGAGGGGAGCGGCCGGGTCGAGCTTGGGGATCGGTTGGCCTGCGAGTTGGAGGTCGTATTTGGCGCTGGCGCGGAGCAGCATGCGGGCGAGGGTCAGAATGGCGCCCTCGCCGTAGGAGATGCGCAAGTTGTCGGCAAGCCAGAGCAGGCCCTGGTTCATCAGTTCCAGGGCGCGGCCGGATGTGGCGGCGGCGAGGCGTGAGGCGTCGGCGCGGTTGCCATGGATGCTCTCAAGGGCGAACTCGCGGAGCGTGCGGACGTATTCGATGACGGCGGCGGAGGCGGTGCCGCCGATCTCGAGGAGCTTGGCGTCGCCGTGCTCGCTGACGATCAGGGCGTTGCCGCCGCCGCGGATGAGGTCACCCTCGAGGCCGGCGGGTTCCTTGATCAGAAGGGTGGGGTCGGAGCTGTATTTCAGGCCGCGGCCGGCTTGGGAGAGCTGATAGTCGATCTCGATGCCGGTTTCGATGGCGGCGCGGAACGTGCAGGCGCCGTCGGCGTCGCTGCCGGTCCAGGAGGCGCCGGGAAGATTACGGACCCAGGCGATGGGGACGAAGCCAAGGGTGTGTTCGACGGAGCGGTCGAGGTCTGGGGTGGGGGGCGCCAGATCGGTGACGAGCTGGGGAAGATACCATGTCTCGGCGGTGTCGTCCCAGGAGCGGGTGAACCAGTAGGAAGCGCCCGGGTCGGGCAGGGCGTAGCCGGCGGCGGCGAGGGTGGCGCCGGGCAGCTTATAGCGCTCGGTGACGGCGGCGAGGGTGTCGGGCTCGTCGGGGCGCCAGGTTGGGGTGAGGTTGACCGTGTCGAGGACGGTGAAGAAGGGCCGGCCGCGTAGGATACGCATAAGGATTGCGACGGAGCCGATAGAGCCGCGGATGGCGGCGTCGATCATGACCTCGTTGAGGTGGGCCGATTTGAGCAGGGCGGCGAGCGTGTCGCGGGTGGGGCGGTCGGGGGAGTCGATGGTGGGGAAGTGGCCCTCGCTGAAGAGGAGGGCGACGCTGTCTTCGGTGACGATGCGGGGGAGGGCGTAGCGGACGGAGGGGCGGCGGAGGCGGAGAGGGATATACTCGCCGCCGGCGCTGCGTTCCTGGTGGAAGTCGTGGGGGAGAGCGTCGTAGAGTGTGCCGTTGAGGACGCGGCGCAGGATGTCGAGGCGGCGGGCGCGCTCCGGCATGTCCGGATCGGCCGGGATGAAATCACAGATGGATTGGAACATGCTGTCCTGGGGGCTGTGGCGAGGGATGGGGTGCTTGGGCCGCGCCCCCACCCCGGCCCTCCCTTCCGACGCCGTTGCACGAGCATCCGCTCGCGGAAGCTTTGGCATCTTTGCCCGCAGGCGGGAGAGGGAGGTTGATCCGTGTTTTGAAGAGTGGTTGGCACACTGGCTGCGTGGGTGTGCTCAGTGTAAGGGAATACCTAATCCAGACTGGGGCGTTTGGGCAAGTGATTTTTGTTAGGGGTACGATTATTTTGCCGGTTGTACTTGATGGGTATGGCAGCTCAGCGAGGCATGATGGAGAGATTGACGCGCCGGGCCGGGGGTGGCGTTTCTATGAGCATGGAGAAGGCACGGCTGAGCGCGTCGACCTGGTCGTCCTTGGCGCCCTCGGGGAAGTCTTGCAGTTCCTCGAGGAAGGCGCGGTTCCAGCGGGCGTGGCGCAGGACGACGTTGCCGGCGTTGACCTGGCTGGCGACGGGCATGGCGCGGGTTTCCTTTGCGCCAGTTTCGGGGGACGAAGAAACCCGATAGCCGGCGAGGTTGCCCGCCAGGAAGCTAATCTGGCTCGTGCCAGCCTGGCCCGGGTCTTTGGGCAGGCCTATTTCCACGCTGGTGCCGTCGGCGGCGGCGGTCGCTTTTATGGCGTCCACGACGTCATGCGGGCCACCACGGAGACGGATGATGTCCAGCACGACGTAGCGGCCAGACTCGTCGCGGCCGAGCTTCAGGCCCACCGTGTAGTCGGGGTCGCGCCCTTTCTTCTCGGCGGTGGCGGCGAGGTCCCAGGCGCGGACGGCGGTGGTGTATGGAGGTTCGTCGGCGGTGGCAATCTGGCCGGTTTGGAACAGCCGGCCAATGCGGGGTTTGGGGTCCTGCTGGAACAGAGCGAAGAAGGTCCGCTCGCCGAGCAGGGACCGTTTGCGGGCGAGGGCTTCGGCGTCCTCCCAATCTGGCCAGAGTGGGGCACCGGGTTCACGGCCGAGCGGGTCTTCGGGCTCGGCGAGAGCGGGGAGGCGGAGCATGTGCCATTTGTCGTCGCTCTCGAGCAGGCGGCCACCGAGGTCGTCGCGATGCCACCGGGTCATCACGAGGAGGATGCGTCCACCGGGCTTGAGGCGGGTGAGGAGGTCGGAGCGATACCAGCTCCAGAGCTGGTCGCGGGCGGCGGCATTGTCCGCGTCGGCCTGGGATTTGATCGGGTCGTCGATGACGATGAGGTCGGCGCGGCGACCGGTGATGGGGCCGCGGACGCCCGTTGCAAAATACTCGCCGCCGGTGGTGATGCCGAACCGATGCGAGGCGCGCGACGTCTTGTGAAGGCCGTAGCCGAGCACCTCGCCGCGTTCCTGGATGAGGGCGCGCACGCGGTGGCCGAAGTGATGGGCAAGAGAGGCGGTATGGCTGGCAGCGATGATCGAGGAAGTCGGGTGACGGTTGAACCACCAGGGTGGGAAGACGACACTGGCGTAGGTCGATTTTGCTGAGCCTGGAGGTAGGAGAAGCATGAGCCGGTCGATGCGGCCGTCGGTGAGGTTCTCGAGTTCCTCCATGATGCGCTGGTGGTGGGGGGCGGGCTGATGGCCGTAGGGGGCGAGGGCGAGCTTGGCCCAGGTGGCGAGCTCCGTGCGGATGGACTGACGAGGCGACCCGTCAGTCTCCGCTGAGGATCGCATCCAGCTCGGCGTCGGAGGTGGTTGCGTGCTCAGCCGGCGTGCGCGTGATCTCGATCCGCAAGGCGAGAGGCGTGAGGCCGTGAATCGGCGGAGAGCGGGATGCGACATCGTCGCAGCCGACAGTGTGTTTTCGCACAGAGATCTTCCTCGATTAACCCCGGCGTGGCATTGGTCTGCCATAGGATGGGAGCTGAGAGCAGTTCCCGCGCGAGTAGGGTCAGTGTAAGGAAAAACCTAATGCAAGCCGGGGCGTTTGGGCAAGTGATTATTTTGGTGATTTTGGCTGGCTGCGGGCCTGCGCAACAGCGGTTCGTGGGGCCGGTGACGGCGACGCAGGGAGACTGCGGATTCGGGTTCGAGGGGGGGAAAGCGACAGGCACGTTGAGCATACGTGGGAAGGATGCGCTGTTTGCGCCGACCGAGGGTGTCGTGGTGCTGCCTGGGCAAGTGGACGCATCAGGGCATGTGCAAGCGGGCAGCAGCTCGGCCGGCGCGGACAAGAAGCAGTTCGTTCAGGCGTTCGTGGGGGAGGTGAAGGGCGATTCGGTGAGCGGGACATTTGCGACACCGCGATGCCGCGCGTCGGTGGTGATGACGCGCTATTAGCGTAGGCTGTCCCAGCTACGGAGCAGGGCGTCATCGCGGTTGAGGATGTCGACGATCAGGTCGATGCCGTTGGCGTGCCAGCGGCTGATGGCCTTGTGGTCGGCGCCGACCAGGCGGGCGAGGCGGCGCCAGGTGAAGAGGTGGCGGCCGGTGAGTGGGCTGACGAGGGAGCGGCAGCCGACGATGCGGCGTAGGACGAGCTTGTCCGCGGGGATGAGCGGGATCCAGGCGAGGGCTTGATCCATGCGGGTGATGCGGGCGGCCGGAGGCACTGGAAGGCGGGGGCGGGCGGCGTCTTCGGTTGCGTAGGACTCGAGCGCCTCGGCAACGAATTGGTGGCGCGTCTGCTTCAGGGCCGTGGTGGGGCCGGTTCGGGGGAGGCTCAGCAAGGTCTGACCGGCTTCTTCAAGGCGAGCGATGACGGTCTCGGCGTCGATCTGACGGCGCGGCGCGGCAAGCGGTGCCATGGGCGGCGTGCGCCGGCGCGGCAAACGCTTTGGGTCAAACTGATCGGGGCCGACGACGATCGTTTCGCGGGCGTGTGCTGGAAGGCTGAGGGTGGTGTTGGACATGGTTGCTCCGGGGCCCGTTCAGAGGAAGACGGGGAAGGGGTAAGGCGCGTCCTGCAGCGGGGAGTTGTCGGTGATCGCCTTCCAGGTGAGCGGGTGCCCGGGTGGCAGGGCAGGGCGATCGTTACGCGGCAGTTCCGGGCGGGGAGGCTCCGGTGCGATGTAGGTAATGGGACGTACGCCGAGGCGGCGTGCACGCTCGATGACGGAGTTGCGTCCGATGCTAAGTTGAGCAGCGACGGCGCGCCAAGGCATGCCATGGGCGCGAAGCGTGAGGATCGTCGCGTCGGCTTGCGGTGACCAGACTATGGCGGTGGACATTTCGTTTACCTCTGGTGATGAGGCATTGTTAGTATGTCTGACACCGTTCGTCAATCGTTCTCTTTGGAGATTCGATTGTGTAGAGTGATTTTCCGTTGGAGGAGGGTGGCATGGTGAGCAGCATGGGTGAGCGGATCGCGCGGTTGCGGCGTGACCGGGGGTTGAGTCAG